TGTCAGAATACTTATTACTATTATAGGAACGTTGGATAAGTTCACACGTAAACTCGACTGTTTTTCTATAGAGTGTTGCAAGAAATTGGTACTTGTTAGTGATAGTAGATAATGCTTCGTCCGATTGTTGGTTTATTGTCTGGAATAATTTAATTCCAGCGTTTAATTTATCGACTGATGATTTTTGTTTATTAAGCACATCCATCATGCCTCGAATTGTTTCTGATAAGGGCTCGGATGTACGTCTACAGTTTTCAAGTTGGATTGTAGGGTTTCCATTTTCAAGTTGGATTGTAGTTTTACCGTTTCTAAGTTGCATGTTATGTTTTTAACTTTGTGTTGTGTTTATATAAAAACATAAGTATTTACAAAGAATCAATTTTCCATTTTATCAACACAAAAATTGCAGAAGCTCGATTGAAACGTAAGCAACAATCAGCTTGATTATTAGATAAAAAATATATATGAATTTAATATATTTTTTATTGAATGTAATATAATCTGCAGCATTTGTGCGCTTAATTGCTGTAGGCGACACCAGCCATACCACTCATAACACGCAAAACGTTGTAGTTAACAGCATAAACACGGACCTTGGCAGTGTTGGTTCCAGAAACAGTTCCGGACGAGAGAACCAACTGGAGAACAGCGTTATCAATACGGGAGAAGTTGCACGTCCCGCTTGGCTGGTGTTCTTCAGGTCTGAGTGCGAAGGAGTATACGTTGATACCGGTGTCAGGGGCACGAGTATGGTGTTGGAATGGTTGAACAACGTCGAAGTAAGATCCTTCACGCTCGGAGAATCTGTCTTGTCCGTTAAGTTGTAGCTTAGCGGTGACGACTGGGTTCTCTCCCCAGCAATGCATATCGAGGGCAGTCTCAGCAAGAACGAAAGTTCCGGCATCAGAGAGACCAGATGAGAATCCGGCACCCTCACCTAGGAATCCAGTGTGGGCGAAGGCATCACCAGCAGTGGTGGCAGCGTCAATTGCTCCAGGTTGCTCGAAAAGACCAGTGGCATTGATGAAGGCACCAGCTCCACTAACGGCATCAGGAGCTCCGAAAGCGTGGATGGCATTAGGAAGAGCATCGATAGCGTCAGTATAATTGAATGGTTGAGCTCCAAGAGTCTTGAAGAGGGTGGCACCAGCAGTTAGGGACGAGCAGTAGTCGACGTTAGCATCTGGTTGAACAACCCAGAGGAGCTCCTTGCATGGGTGGTTGAAGTTGAGCTTGATCTTGTTGGAGGAGGAACCAACTGACTCATCTCCAGTGAATTGGAGTTGCTCGAAAAGATACTCGTGTGGGTTTTGAGCCATCTTTCTTCTCTCATCGGTATCGAGGAAGATATAGTCAACATATAGGGAAGCAGCAACAAGTGATTGTTGGTAAGCAGAGGTGACTTGAGCGGCACCAGAGGTTCCGACTAAGTTACCAACAGCCCACAAACATTCACCAATTGGTCTGAGATCGAGGTTGATCTTAACTTCGTGGTATTGAAGGGCAATAAGTGGAAGGGCGCGACCAGGGTTTCTGCAGAACCAAAATTGAAGTGGGACATAAAGAGTAGTTTCTGGTAGAGCGTTTCTTGGGGCACAAACTTGTCCTGGAGCACCGGAAGCGGCACAAGGTCCAGAAACAGAAGCAAAGGTTGGGTCAGTGATGTAGGTAAGTTGAGTGGTGTTACCAATCATCTTGAAATATCCACGTTGTTGCTCAGAAGTGAGGGTAACCTGGTTCCAGATGTGCATCCAATCACCATATTGTCTATCAATCCTTTGACCTCCGATCTCAACCTCGACTTGGGCAACGAGTTGCTCTCCAATGAAGTCCATCCATCTGGCATAAACACCAGCGGAGTAAGCGCCGGTGGCGTTAGCCATAGACTGATTGATTTCAGGAAGGGTAACTTGAAGGTAGGTTCTGTAAGCAAGATCTCCGTTTCTGGAGATAGTGCATGTAACACGTCTTCCGAAATCGGCTTGCCCAGAGAAGGTCTGTTCAATGGATTCCATTGCGAAGTTGGTGTGTCTTCTGTAAGATACCTTCCAGAAAGTAATCTCAGGGGTTCCGGTTAGGAAAACGTCTTGTGCGCCATAAGCTACGAGTTGCATTAGTGCTCCACCCATGTTTTATAATATAGAATACCAAAAGATAATAATTTGGAGAATTTACGAATATAAATTTAAATATATTTTCAAGTTCCTAAAGTTTTACCTTCGAGTTTCATATTTTCAATAACAAATTTCTCTAAATAATCCGCCATGAAAACTTCGCGCTTTCCTTCGTGTTTTTTTGTAAAGATAAAGTTATCATCGTGTTTCTTTACTGACCACCCAGAGTCGATTGCGCTCATAACGAAAGTCATCTTCTGAAACATTGCGCGGTCTATATTTACGGAAGATTTTTCCATAATTTATACATATTGTATTTACTATATTAATGCAATTTTACCTAAATTAAAACTTTAATATTTTTGCAGTTCAATATATAGAAGATATTCTGTATATAACTAAAATGAAAAAAATAGATCCGACACAACATACTATTGATAAAAAACATAGTCAGATGTTAGAGTGGTTTCATAATAATGAAATGGTTCATATACCTGAACTCATACAGAAAAAAAATGATATCAAACAACAATTCAGTTCTATAAATTCTGACCAAATAGAACTACGTATGGGACTAAAAGACCAAATAAGCGCCATAAACGATAAAATAAAAAAATATAAATTGGAAAAAAAACAATATTTACTCGATAACTCTAAACATATATTTAATTATTTCGAAGAGAAAAAGAAAATATCAAATGGACTTGCAAAAAAAGTAAATGTTCTAAATGATTTCTTTAAACTCAAACAATCGAACGATGATTTACCTGACAAAACTTGTATATCCAAAAAATAAATCATTAATTATTGGAAAAATGTGAATAATGAAATAGTTAATCCGAACGATTTTGTTATGCCCGTAGATATTTGCTGCTTCTGTAGTAGAGGCGAAATGATTCCACAAGACGATGATGGTGTGTTAATATGTAATAATCGGGAATGTGGAAAATTTGTAACTTATATTGTAGATAGTTCGAAACCGTCGAATAAAGAAGCCCCGAATGAGGTGTCTTATACAGCATATATACGTTTGAACCATTTTAAGGAAATATTGTCACAATTTCAGGCTAAGGAAACCACTCAAATACCAGAAGATGTTATTGAAAATATACGTACTCGTATTAAAAAAGAACGAATACAGAATTTAGCCGAAGAAATAAATTATGACAAAATGCGCGAAATATTACGGAAACTCGGATATAATAAATATTTTGAACATATACAATATATCAATTCCATTTTCGGAATACGACCACCAATTATGAATGAACATTTACACGAAACGCTATGTATTTTATTCATAGAAATACAAAAACCCTGGGCGGTTCATTGCCCGCCGAATCGCACCAATTTTTTCAATTATACATACACTCTTTATCAATTATGTGTTCTTTTAGATCAGACACAATACCTGCCATATATACCACTAATGAAGGATCGCGAAAAACAATTGGAACAAGACCAGATATGGTGCAAAGTTTGCAAGGACCTTGATTGGGAATATTACCCAACTGTATAGCATCATTTACTTTTCAAATTTGCGCAAATACTCTGCAAAACCAGTATCTGATAGAGTATTACGCACAAATATTTGTAATGTTGTAGACATTGATTTTGAAGTAGTTATTGAGTAACTGTTTCAAATGAGAAAAGGTGTAAAATCAAATCAATTTTACATACCAACCCTTGGGAATCCTACGAGATTCGCTCCAATACCGAACCCGGCACCACCACGAGCAGACGAAGCCATGGTTGGGACGAAAACATCCAATACTGAGAAGGTAGCCGCAGCAGTTAGTGCGATGACAACAATCTCTTCAATATTCAATTGTTTTTTAGGTATGGCAAAAGCAGCAATAGCAACCATGATACCTTCAACTATGTACTTAATAGCACGCTTGACTAATTCGCTAAAATCAATTCCGGACATTGTTATAATATATAATAGTAAAATAAAAAAATGCGCTTAAATATATACAAATTAAAAACACTTAAATAAATGGCATCGATATTTGTATAATCCAATGTCAAGTTTTGAAAGACGAAATCTAGATAATGGGGAAGTTAATCCTAAATATATCGACTTGTGTGACGAGGACCCTCCGATTGCTGGACAAAAATTTGCGTGTATTTCATTTGTTTCGCCAGAGAAAATTTTAAAGAAACGTGACAATTTTATGTTCGAACAATTTTTAAAACAATGGGAATTCTCTAAATGTATGGAAAAGACATTGGATTTCACGAATTTTGTTGCATATAAATATGGGCTAAAGGTTGATGACGTCGTCGCCGATTTCAACGAATTCGTAAAAGAGGAAGAGACCAAACTTCGTGCTGGCGGGGTCGATGATGATTTCAAGACGTTTATGGATAAGAATGAAGATAAACTTGGTGAACAGTTCAATCGTGCTAACGCTTTTCAAACTTCTGTGCGTGGGTTGAAGTTGCGTGGTGTATTTTCAAACCAAGATGAGGCAGAAATGAAATGCAAGAAGATTCGTGAAGTAGATCCAAATCATGATATATTCGTTGGACCTGTTGGTATGTGGATTCCTTGGGATCCAGACGCTTATAAGACTGGGCGTATCGAGTTCATGGAAGAAGAACTCAATCAGTTACATCACGAGAAATTGAAGAATGAAACAAAGGCTAAAGAAGAATTCGAGAAACGTGTGAAAGAGACTAAACAAAAGGCAATCAAGGAGAATATTGAATTGGCGAAGAAGAGTGGCAACGTTCTCACACAAACGCTAAATGATGATGGGCAATTGATTGGGGTAAAAGAGACAGTGAATTTCGATGATCGCGATGTATCCGACTCGGCTAGTGTGAATGTTCGAAATGAATTGTTGCGTGAGGCTACAATTGCCAATAGCAAATAATAATTATATTTTAGATTATAA